CCACAGGCAAAAAACTGAAAAAATCCTGATTTTTGCCACCTGCCTCCCTGTGCGTAACTACCTGCAGCTGCTCCTGAAGACGCTGGTATATAAATGAATGCGATTCAGTAATTCGCGTGGAGTCATCTCAGTAATTCGGGATGGAGTTAGTTCAGTAACTTCGACCTGCCAGCTTCTCCAGGAGCCGGGCCAGCAGGTCCATTAAATAATATAACATCGAATCCTCCTCAAACCCCTTGTATACTCCCATTTTATCCCAGTTACAACAGCTTCCTGAAAAAAATTCAAGCTGCAGTCCCAGCTGCGTGCCGGTCCCTGGGCTGCCCGTGTATAAATAATAACAATATCTAGTAGTCCGCGCGCCTTTGACCTACGAGATGGTGGAGTGAGTTCAGTAATTCCTGACGCAGCTCCAGGTGAATCCTGACGCAGCTCCTGGCACTGGCCGCCTGATGACAGGTAAGACTGTGAACACTACATGTGGCGGCGCTCGGTTCAGTAACCTACAACATGCGGGAGTGAGTTCAGTAATTCCTGAGTCCAGGGCCGGAGCTCCTGGTACCTGCTGCAGCTTGAGCTGCAACAGGTGAAGCTGAAGGTGATTCCAATATAATGAGAGTGAGTGCGTTCAGTAATTTCGGGGAGTGCGTTCAGTAATTTCTGGAGTGAGTTCAGTAATTTTAGAACAGGGAATCGCGGATCGCGTTCCAATCGTAGGGATAAGGGAATTCCTTTAGGGGAAGGTGTTTTAAACCTTTTTTAGCCACTATTATGGAGTCTTTCCCCCCATATAAATAGAGAGATCTCTTTAAGAGGCTCTCGCATTGTTTTTTTACGAAAATATAAGATATTCCGCCATATTCTGCATACCTATAATGCCAAGAAACCTGTAAAGGCGACAGTAACACTTTGTAATATTTCGTTTGCTTCAATTCTATCCAAATTGGCACTCCTTTATAGCACCCAAAAACATCAGGAATTCCACCCCCAGACCTGTTCTCGATTCTTGTCCAAAAAGCCTCATTAATGCCATTTTTCAAGGATTTCCAGAATAAAGATTCTTTTGACATTTAAATACGATTGTTGTAAGAAGTTGGGATAATTAGAAAGAAGGAAATTATGGTAAAAATTAATTTTGATAAATATGACACAAGTTGTAAAGACAATGTTTGGTCGTGGAACATTCCAAATAGGAATAACACAAAAAACATTAAGGTTGTAGTAAAGTTTGAACCTGGAATATCCTTCCCCACAAGTACGGTGGAAGACATGTATTTCGAGGAAGAAGACACGTGTATTGAGGCGGAAGAGATGGGAGATGCACTTTTAGTATTGCCCCGTGGTTCACACGCTTTAGACTACAAAAAATTATACATTGAGTTGACGGAAAAAATTTTAAAATACGACCACAATTCATATGGCTACATCGAAAATTTTAATGAGATTCATAATGACTTTAAAGTTGGGTCTGATGGTTTCTTAACTGACGAACAACTGTCTGAAATTCAAGATAGTTCGGAGATATATAAAATCATTCGGGACGTTTATAAACACGCCCCTCAAGCATTAACGGACTTTAACAGGAGGAGAAATGAGAACTGAACACGTAAAATGCAAAAATGGATTTGGAGTTGATATAGTTCAACCCATTACATACGAAAAACAACTCTATAATCATAGAGGTGTAGTAAAGGAAACTTTTATTCCACGTGTCTTTAAGGACAAGAATAAAAGTTTCTGGTTAAACCGAGTATTACAACTTATTTCTAATGCAAAGGATGATAGAAATACAAAACGAAAAGTAACATTCAGAATGGGCTCAACCACTTACAAGTTGGTTAATAGAAAAGAGCTTATGATTGGATTTTACAAAAGGCTATCATCAAAAAGAAATAATGTATTTCCGAATGCTCCAGATATTAGCACG